TCATGGGAGAAGCGTCCTCGCGTGATAGCCACGCTGGCCCACCAACGGGTAAACGAACGTGGCCGGGCAGTTGGCGTTGGTCAGGTAGAGATCCAGCAGCGAGGAGAACGATGGCACCAGGTTAGGCCGGGCCGCCAGGGAGGGCAGGGCCATCGGCAGGGCCACGGCTGCAGCCACTCCCGCGAGCGTGGAGGCTGGAGTGTTGACGGGGCCGTAGGCAGTGACAGCAGCTCCAGCGGCGGCGCTGGGGACTGCCATGGGGAGAGAAACGCCCATCAGCTCGTCACCGCATAGAACACGGACGAAGGTTTCTCTGTGGGGGTATTAGCAGCGTTGAAGGCAGAAATAATTTCGCCATCCTCACTTCCTACCGTGATTCCGCCAAACGTCTGTAGCGTATTGCTAACGTAGCTGCCAAAGATCGAAAAATCAGCTGGCAGCTTTGCTCCTGTATAAGAATTGAGAAGAATATCATAGAAAGGTGGTTTGTAATCTGTTGCGTATCCCCCTGAATTGACGTTGTTAAATCCGATCGGCAAAATATGAATACCGCCGTTGGCTAGGCTTGAAAAGACAATGTTGTTGCCCTCGTTTGCAGTGTTACCCACCCACCCGTAGGTCATTCCCTTAAGGATTTGTGAGTCACCGCTTCCGATCTCCCATGGCGATGAAGCGGTGTTGTTCGCGCCGTACTGGGTGCCAGCTGTCACCCCGCGAAGCCATCGCCCCCGGAAGCTTCCCCTCAGGCAAGCTGGGTAGGATTGGAAGTTGATCCCCGCGACATTTGTAACGGCGCGGGTCCTACACCACATCATCCCGCCATCCCAACATTCCTTATCTAGATCCACCAGCCCTGCGATGGGTGGTGTGGTATCAAAAATCATATGAAACTCAGTCGTGCCATTCTGAACCAGAATGACATCAAATGATGCCCTTGTGTTACTTGAGTATCGCCTGATGTTTACCGTTTGCGCTGCATTTTGCAATGCAAAGCGCATGTGGTTAGCGGTTGTATTGGTGGCGTTGCTGAGAAAATCTAGATACTGGGTGCCCGTTGGCTGATCAGTAGATGCGTTCCATCCACGGCAGATATGGTAAAACATATCAGCGCCGTTGAATACAAACCATAAATATGTCTTTCCGCATGTCTTTGTATTGTCGTATGTTTCTTCAAAGATTCGATGAACAAACGCGCCATCAGTAAAGCTATCGTGCAACACTTTGCCCGCGTCCTGCATCGCCGTGGTGAAGGCCGTGGCAAACCCTGAAGCGGTATAATTTGCGGCTACAGAATAGTTTTGAATCGTTGCAGGCATGTAATAGATCCTACGGCTCTTTGTAGTATACGGTGATGATCAGCTCTCCCGCCAGAGAATCATTCCTGAATCGGAACGGGAACACAGATGTTTCTGGTGTCTCGCCGTTGCAGCCGGCCTCCAGCGGCGACAGCCGGATGTCCAGGCCCGAGCCAGCGGCAAACACGGGATCATGGAACACGCCCGAACCTGATTCCGGCGGAACGCTTCGGGATCGCGCAGCATCAGCCGCCAGAGCCGCAGCACTGCCGTAGACCGTGAGCCAGCCCGGCAGGGTGGAAACGATCCGCGTGGCCAGGTAGAGAGGGCGCAGAGTGAGAGCGCCGGTCACTGTCGCCAGGTTGCCCACCGCGACGGCCGCTGTTGAGGTGTTCGGCGCCGGCGCAATCACCGACAGGCTGTTCGTCGCTGCCGTGCCCCCGCCCTGGCGCACGCGGATGCCGCCAGCGGGATAGGTGCCAGCCGGGATCTCAAACGACGCCCCCCGCCCTGCGGCCCAGGAGCTCCCGCCGTTGGTGCTGTACTCCCAGGCGTTGCGCCCATCGAGCCCCCCGACCGAAGCAAACGAGCCGCCGGCCACGATCGTGGTGGCTGAGCCTGTGGCGTTCGGGATCGAGAGCGTAGGTGTTGCCGGGGCGGGCGGGGCCATCGTGGGCGGGGCCGCCACTGGTGCCGCCACGGCGTAGGCAATGGCCGCCGGGGCCTGCATCGGTTCGTAGTATCGGCTGACGAAAGAACAAGTGGCGACGAAAAAATTTGCGTGAAGGTCTTCAATCTCAGGCTCGCCCGCGTAATACCAACGGTGGCCCGAAATTGTATAGTCCGCCGGGAATGTTGTAGTGGTAAAGCCGAATCCTTTATGTGTGCCGTGCTCTTCTATGTGCTCCTTGAGCTGCACAAACTCGGCGTAGGTCATCGTGAACCTGACACCGCTGATCTGCCGGCCGGTCTCTTCCGAGCTGTGGCGGACAATCGAGGTGTTGCCCGCGAGCGTGGTTTCCACCGATGCCGGGAACTCGCCGTGGGTCAGGGGCCAACCGTCTGGCCTCAGCGCGGGGAAGGTTGTCATAGCGGCGGGGATGCGGGCGTGCGCGTGGGGCCTGGCGTGCCGTCGCTGAGCTTGCACTGCCAGTCGATGACCTCAAGGCCAAACGGATAATCAACCCCAGGGCCAACGATGCTCCAAACATTGAATACCCGTGGCGCGTTTGGTATTGGCTCCTGAACCCTTACTTCGTATCTAGGGCAAATAATTGTTACAGGGCTACTCTCGCCGGGTGGCACATAGGTAAGCGGATCGGCGTCAACCATCTCGGCTGTGACGGGTTCAATTGTGGTCACAAGATCGTTAACAACTCCGCCGCTAACCAGTGCGCCTTCAATGCTGGTGCGGATCTGATAAACGTCGAATTCACATTCACCAGGCCACGCAACCTTGACGGGCGGGCCAACGATCGTAGTAAAACCATCACCACCGGCCACTCCGCCGCCAAGTGGAACCCTCGGCTTCGTGCCTGGATTTGTGGGCACCCCACCAGCCTCGCCCACATCGCTGCCGCCAACGCCACTCCCTCCATCGGCTGGCGGAGCTGGGGGATTGTTCGCCGGGGGCGCCGGGGGCGTGGTCTTGTTGAACCCACTGGCCGCCCCGCCGCCACCCCGCGAGAACGGCACCCCAGATGTGGTGGATGCCGGAACCGTCGTATCGGTCTCCCGCCCTGGCACATCCTCAGCCCCGGTGTCCGGGTAGGGCAGCGTGAACCCTGGCGCCCGCGTCCGAGCGGCCACCATATGAAGCGCCACCAGTGATTGGCCGGCCTCGTTCACCGGGCAATGAACAAGCTGCAGCGTCTCGCTGCCATCCTCGCCAAACAGGATCGAATCGACCCACCAAAACTCGCGGATCGAGTCGGGGAACTCAACCTCCGTCAGGATCCCGAGCACGATTTGAATAATCATCCCGGCCCGCAGCATCCCGGTTTGGTTGCCCGCTGGCAGCCGCACCGATGCTGTGCCTTGGCCAAGGTATCGCATCGCCTGGCGGTAGCCGCCCGCGAGCGCCGCATGGGGCTCAGAGGTGACGACCTCAGACAGATCGAACGTCTCAACCGTGGGGTTCACCACCCCATCTGCAATGATTTGCAGATCTCGGACGAACGGGATCCCAATGTCTGACGTTTGCTGCCGCCATAAGACGTTGAATTGAATCAGCCGTTTTGACCCCTGGCCGGGCCATTTTTCCTCATACGAACCCGGCGAGATTGAGCGCTCATCAAAAATCCATTCTGGCGTGATAGCAGTAGTCTTGATCGTGCCATCACTGTTTGTGGGCACAATCGGGCGCAGTGCAAACTTTCCGCCGACTGATGTTTCGCGCAGCAGGAACACCGGCAGGATTGAAGTTAGGAAGTCGGGCAGACTTGTGCCCTTATCAAATTCAGCATTGCAGTACAGTTGATTAACTTCTAAGAATCGCGCTGCTTTTTGCATTTCCGTCATGTCGAATTGATCGACCGACATCAGGCTAGCGCTGACTTGCGCCCATATGTAAAGATCGCAAAAGTTATCGCTCGCACCTACCACAGAATCAAACACCCGCCCGCGATCAATGCGCATCCCATCGCGCACGAATACGGACCAGTGAAGTTTCCAGTTGTCAAGCTGTGTTTTTGGGTTGAAACTATTGCGAAACTCGATTGTGCTCACGCCGTTGTAATCGCCGCCGCCACCTACGTTCTGAGGAAACTCAGGCACGTTGTAGGCGGTCTGATCAGTCACCAACCGCTCAGGCCGCCAGGCACCAGCGCGTAGGCCATAGTTCTGGCTGTATGACCCTTGGCGGTTGGGGCCATTGCGTACATCTCTGGTTTGTATTGGGTAGATGTAGCCCTCGCCTAGCACACAATGATATGCCGCTTCAATCGCTGCAGCAGTGTTAGAAAATCTGCATTCTGTCGCCCGTGGCTTGACCATCACGCCGCCGGTGCCGCCCGTGCGCCGCCGACAGAACACCACAGGCACCGCGTCGCCGATTCCCATGGCCTCCATGGGCCGGGTTAGCGCTGTGTCTTGCGCTGTTTTCTTGTTTTTGGCGTTACTGGTTTCTGATTTTGCTGATGCTTTGTTTTTTTGTCTACCTGCCAAAAACTTTACAAGTTCTTCACCGCTTTGGGTTGTGATTCCCTTATCCCCGTTTGCCGGTGCAACGGTAAAAGTTGTTCGCCTGGAAAGATCAAAAGCATAACCGCTCCCCTTTGTGCCAGGCGCGCTAGGGCTGCTTGGCCCGAACCGAATGGTTTTCGCCATCAGCTCAGCACGCAAGGCACCCCGATCATCGCAGAATCAGCGACGCGGGGCGGGAACTGGTAGGAGCCGCTCGACTGCAGGCCGGTGATGGAGGCGCTGATCTCTGTGGGGTTGGCCCCGGCCACCTCCAGCGCACCCCGGAAAGTGCCCATCAGGATCATCCCCACTGGCGGCGCGGGGCCATCGAGCGCCTCCGCGTAGTGGTAGGCCCGCAGCCGCGCGGTCCAGCCCTGCCGCTGGGCCAGCCGCAGGACGCTTTCGATCGAGGGCAGCCGGGGGAACGAGAGCGCCGTGGTGGCCGTCTCCGCTGAGCCGCCCGCCACGATGCCGGACCATCCGAACGGGCAATACTCCCAGGCCTGCGTCTCCCATGTCACCGTGGCCCACTGCCAGCGTGACTGCCAGCGGCGCATCGTCTCACCGCCGGGGCTGATCAGTTCGAGGAGGGCGGCTGAGTATCTCACGTCAGCCCCACCCGTTGAGCGAACGCACGGCGCTGGAGCTGTTCAGGTCGCCGGTGGCATCCAGCAGGGCCTCCGCCAGGGCCACAAGCTCTTCCCGCTGGACCCACTGGGAGCCATCGGCCATCTGCAGCACGGGCCCGGCCTGGAAGTTGATCGTGAGGTTCTGCGCGCCGCTGCTGGACTGAGGAGAGGTGGTCGAGCGCCCAGGGGCCAGGCCGGGGCTGCGCATGGCAGACACCAGCGCATCGCCCCTGGCGCCCTGACTCCATGCCGCCATGGCTGCAGGCATCATCTGGGCTGGGATGGCGTACTCTCCGCCGGGATCGCCGCCCTCGCCGATCTTCACGATTTGAGGGCCACCAAACCAGCCGCCGGTTGCCGCTGCAGTGATCTCGGAATAATCCAGCTCAGGGGTCTTAAGTGGCTCCGGCCATTTGATCTGCTGCGCCGGGGGGATGCCGATTTCTTTCTTAAGTGTTTCTTGCATTTTATCAATAGGAATTTGGTACGCCTCAACGCTGGGAATCATCTGCACTACTGGCAGTTTTGTGTTAAGCGCGGTGTTAATTGTTCTGGAAGCATTATTAACACCCGCCAGGATTGTATTGATTTTGCCAGAAAGTGCATTCACCATATCTGTAGCACCGCGCAGAATGGTATTAAATGCTCCCGCGATGAGGTTTCCTGCTGCCCTGAACGGACGAGACAACCATCCCGCCAGATCGTTGTATTTTTGAACGATGCCGTCTATGGCGTCGGTTATGGATTGATTAACGCTTTTCTTGAACGCTTCCGGGCTTTGCGTGAGGAACTTCCAGATGTCCCCCCAGGGCTTTACGAATTTTTCGTATAGAAATTTAATAATGCCATTGAAGACGGTTTTAGTCAAGGTGCCAATCTTAGCCAGCACGTCACTAGCGGGTTTCTTGATTTTGTCCCACAACTCTACCCAGGGCTCAACAAGCGCAATATAACTTACCGCTATCAAATCTTCAAATGCCATCCCCATGGCTTCCTTGATCCATGTCAACATACTTGATATTGGCTCCTTTATTTTTTGCCACAACTGAACCCATGGCTCAACAAATATAATGTAACTAACGGCAATCAGATCGTTGAGGGCTGTTTTCATGGTGTCGCCAATCCATGTCAGCGTGGCCGTCACTGGCTCCTTCACAATTTCCCATAGATCAATCCATGGCTGAACAAAGAAGTCATATGCGATCTGACCGAGCATCTTGAACGTTTCGCCAGCAAGCCAGCTTATGTTGGCGAAGAGATTGTTTATTGGTGTCTTAATACTTTCCCACAGGCTGATCAGTGGTTTAGTTACATAATCATTGAACAACCCCAGGAAGCCGCCAGCCCAGCTTTTTACCGTGTCGCCAACCCAGACTAGGAACTTCCAGATTGGCTCCTTGAACAGAACCACCCCCGCAATCACGGCGGCAGCTGCCAGGGTGATCCATCCTGGAGGGCCAGAGAAAAACGCCACTATGGCGGGAACCAACGTCGCGCCAACCCATGCGATGAGACCGGTGAGCGCCGTCCGTGCGGCTGTGATAATGACGCCAAACCGCAGCGCTGCAGCAAGTTTCCCGAGCGCTGGAACGGCCTTGTCACTTCCAACCAGGATGCTGGCGAACAGCAGGCCCAGTTCTTTGGCGATGCCCTTGAGCCCCCTGCCGACAGCGGCAAGTTCGTCGAGGAAGCCCTTCCACATGCCTTTAGGAGGTGGCGCCACTGGCGGAGGCGGCTTGGGCTTGACGTAGGTGTCTAGCTCCAGTTGAACAGGTTTCCCGGATAGATCCAGATCAAGTTGTCGCGGCGGCGCCGGGGGGGCTGGTGGCTTGGGTGCTTTACGGGTCAGATCAGGCACGCCCAGCATGTCAGCCGGGCCGGGCCTTGAGGGCCCAGCTGCAACCTGCTTCATTCGCCGGATCGCTTCCGTGGCACCAGCAACCGCCAGTGCCGCCGCAATCGCAGCTGTGGTGATCGTTGCCACAGCTGCGCCCACCATCCCCAGGCCCACCGCCGTGGTCTTGACGGGGCCGGGCAGCTCCGTAAACACCTTCAATGCCGCCGTGATTTGCGTGATGAATGGCTTCAATACTGGCAGCAATTCTTCGCCAATTTCCGTATTCAAAT